GCAGACGGGCCTGTTTTTATAAAAGTAATTCCTGCAGCCGCTACATGTACAGCTGAATTAACCGCTACACTTCCGGTGTGGGACGATGAAAAGGGCGGATGGTATGAGTCGGCAACTAATAATAGATACTTGCACTTTGTAATGGAAAAATCAGGCGTAAATTTTTACGCTAAAAACGACATGTATAAACCCACTGGCCGGATTGTGTCATGGGTAAACGCATACACTCCACTTGGATGGCTTTTATGTGATGGATCAACACTCGACAGTGTTGCAAATACAGAATATGCCAGACTTTATCATATTATAGGTACAACATTCGGTGGAACCGGTGCGGATGATTTTGACCTTCCAGATTTAAGAGGACGAGTAATTGCTGGCAAGGACAATATGGGCGGCGTTAGTGCTAATATTTTAACTAACGCTCAGGCCGATGTTTTGGGTGGAATTGCCGGTACTGAAAATCATACACTTATAGAGGCAGAATTACCAGCTCACACTCACAGTTTGCCGAGTTTATTTCAAGAAACTGGAACGGCAATCGCTCCAGTTTCAGGATCAAAGGGGGCTTTTGGTATAAATAGCACTGGAAGTGTTGGTTCAAATAATCCCCATAATAATGCACAACCATACATGGCGTTAAATTATATAATACAGTTTATCTAAATGGGCGCAAGATTTCAATTACAAAAAAATAAGCCACAGAACCAAAAGATTGTTCTCGTGGAAATTGACTTGCCCGCTGCCGTGGGTGCTTGGATAAATTTTGAAGCTGGCATCTGGCATACACACCTTGCGCCCGGCGACGTGACAGCGACAGACGATTATGGCCTTGATTGTTATTATACACCGCCAAATACTTTAGAATATCAGAGAATAGGGTCTGTCAAGGTTGACGGTTTATTTTTGTTAGCTGTAAATAACATGGCTGACCTGAGAACTTTTGAACAATCGTATTATTTTGATTCGTCCACTACTGAGTTATTTATCCATCTTGATGATTGGCATTATCCGCAGGGGAAAACTATTAGAATAGGGGTTATAAATGGTTTTTGCGACCTTATAGATCCAGATTATAGTGGTTATTATAGCAATATTTTTTATGAGCCACGAGTCACGTCCATACCTAAGTTGTCGAGAAGAAAAGATAGATTGTTTTACGGGTCTCTTGAATTTCAAGGCGGGAAAATTTCTTTTGTTAACAATGATGGTTATTTTGATGATTGGGATGAAAGAGATATTTTTTATCAAGAAGTCCGTGTTTATTTGGGATTTCAAGGTTTTGATTTTAATGATTTTGAGCAAGTGTATAATGGTGTAATAGACGGTTATAAAATTGACTATAAAATTTTCCAGATAGAATTGAAAGACAAAAGAGTTACTTTTGATGAAAAAATGCTTCGAGATAGATTCACTCAGGACGAATATTCACTTTTGTCGGATGTTGACGTTGATACAGTTAAGCCGGTTGCGTATGGTGATGTATACGATGTTTTGTGTATTTGTCTTGATGCGGAACAGGGAGCACCATCTACATTTGAATTTATGTTTATGAACACCAGACATGGCAGTGCAACGGCTGTTACTGAGGTTAGGGCTAATGGCGTCCCCATTACACCGGTCTCTACTGATTTGGCGGCAGGTACTTTTATATGTAATGCCGTTGACGTTTTAACTGACAATCAGCTTGACGCTGTTACCTGTGATTACATCGGGATAAATATATCGAATGGTGCTGACATCATTGCTGATATTTTAGAAAATTATGTTGGTATATATTTTAATCAATACAATTATTATTTGCCAGAATGGACTATGGAACGGACAAGGGCGCGTGATATCGGGCTTGCTGTAATAGATGAATCAACTATAACGGAAGTTATTGACAGGATATGCAACTCAATTGACGGTGTATTTTTTCAAAAAGACAATGGGGTGTTTTCTATTAGAGTTTTTTATGAAGAACGGCCAGTTAGTAAAATAATTAGATATTACGAATGGATAGATGACCCTAAGTTTGAATATCCAACGGATGAGTTTTTAACTGATGTCACCATTAAGTATCGTCCAAGACATGAAGAATTAGAATATTCTACTTATTGGAACGAATTATATTATGATGAGGTTTACGAAAAATATAAAGTAGCAAAAACTAAGACAATTGAAACCGACATCGCTGATAAGACCGAGGCTATAGAAAAAAGTGAATCTGTAATGTATAAATCAAAATCTATTGCACCTATAATAAAAAGAAAAACTAAAATACAAAATATTGATCTTGAAATAATGGATTTTGTTGCCGCAACGCACGACAGATTGTCTGAACAATATATTGACGAAACGGAAAAAGATTGGAAAGTTTATGAGATAATAGGCATAAAAAAAGATTTATCAAAACATGAAATAGCCTTGACAATGCAGGAAGTAAGTGTTTACGATTATGAAGAATCGGTATTTATTTCTGGTCGACTATGGAAACACAGATTATGGAATCACAGGCTATTTTCAGTAACGAGGTACTAAATGAGTTTGTCAGATCTTTATAATTATAATTATTCAACCCCCGCGCAAATAGACAGGGAGGCGTATAATAATGTCGGTGCTAGTAATTTTCAGTTAGGAGTTACAAAAAGAGCTTTTTATGGCGGCGCTGATTTTGAGATATGGGATAGTGCGGTTGGCGGGACTCAATTAACCGAAAATGTTGATTATACACTTGAGGAAGAGGATACTTTTTACACTACAGAAACCGGATCTTCTGTTTATACTGCTGTTAATGTTTCTAATGCGCTGTATCAATCTGGTAATATATATATAACATATAAATGCATCGGCTCTTATACAGACAAAGATGTTTTAGAAATTTTTACACCGGTAGGCGGAATCCTGTCTTATTGTGGTAATACTGTTCCGACTGGTTTTTTTGAGTGTGACGGCTCGGCAATTTCGAGAGTAACTTACAACTCTTTGTTTGCTGTTATTGGATGTCGGTATGGTAAGGGCGATGGTTCTACAACTTTTAATATCCCCGATTATAGGGGCACTTTTTTAAGAGGCTGGGATAATTCGGCAGGAAGTGACCCTGATGCATCTAGTCGAACAACCCCGTTTACGCAGTGGTTTGATACAACGTGTGATACTGTGCTCGGGGTTGACGTAATAGACTGCGATGACACTGCCAATATGACTTTAGACATGGAGGTGTCAGGCGTTGGTATTCCTGCTAACTCTTATATAACTCAGATTATATCTACAACACAGTTCAGAATATCCAATAATGCTACTGCAAACGGAACTAACGTGAATTTAGGCTTTCAGCTGGTTGGTGATTATGTAGGCACTGAACAGACTGACGAGGTTGGGCCTCACTTGCACAGTATGAGTTGGTACGCCGCGTCCAATAAGGGTATAGGAGCTGACGCAAGTTGGGTGTTGTGGAGCATAACCCCTGCGGGGTCAAGAAACACCAATAACTCTACTGGTAGTGAGTCTAGACCTATAAATGCTTATGTCATGTATATTATTAAATATTAGAGGACAGTATGGCAAAAAAGAAATCAAAAAATCAAGATAAATTTTTATATAATTTTTGTAAATATACTAGAGAGTATATGCCGCCTAAATTTAAGCCGACACTAGATCCTATAGAAGGAAGCCCTATGCAGCCAGCTTTTTCTACGTTTTTAGAACCGCCTAACACCAAAGATAAAGAGGTTGCTGTTTTTTCTGATAATGAGTTTGGTAATGGTAAATGGATAATAAAAGTTGATCATAGAGGTACATGGTGGAGCATTGCGGATGGCAGTGTTGTCGAGGTGACTGAAATAGGGATTGTACCAAGTGATGTAACAGATCAAGAATGGCCCGGCGATTTTTGGGAATGGGATGGAGAAACATGGATCTTTAATCAGACTGCTAGTGACGAGAATGATCTTGAACAAACTCGCAAACTTATAATAAGCGACAGGATGGAAAAACTTGCAATAGATGATTTAATCACAGAAGGGATTTTGGAAGCAGACGGGAGTTTGCTCCCTGAAAATATTCCACCTGAATATCAGTAAAAGGGGACAGTTATGTTTGAATGTTGTAAAAAACCTGGATACGGAGACCCAACAATGCCAGCACCTCGGTATGAGGATGGAAGGTATTTATGCGAAGGTGATTCTATCGTGCACCTTATGAATGTTAAGGCCTGTATACACCCGGACGCGTTTAATATTGGTCAGGGCGGGGATATAACAGAAAGCCCTAATATGCTTGGTGAGGTTGCAGCGATGGCAGAGAGACACAAAACACAACCCATCGAAAAAGTTTACATTCATACCGGCGGGAACTATTTAGTGTTATGGGGATCGCTGGATCAAAATAGAGTTTATACGGAACTAGACAGACTAATAAAAGAATATAAAAAAATCACTAAGGACATCACTGTTAGTTCATTGCCGTATGTATACCCAGGATTAACATTAAAAGACAGGTTCCCAGGTATACCTAAAAAAATTGCTAATATAAAATGTAATGATATTTTTGCCATATGGTCAGTTGGTTATGAGCAGGTTGCACGGGTTAATAATGTTAAGTTTTTTAATGAGTTTTTGTTTTTAAAAACATTGTATAAAAAACTTGGCTCTGAAATTTGGAGCGATGGAATCCATCATACTCTTGAAACTCAGCTAAAAATTGGCGCGATAATAAGGACATATTGGGGTGTTTAATGATAGTACAAAGAAAACAGCAGGTCATAACATCGCCTTATGGATGGAGGTGGGGCAGGAAACATAAAGGAATTGACCTCAGAGTTTACACGGACGATTTTGCAGTTAAATTATCTGTTATGCTGCCAGAAGATGCGATCCTCGAAAGAATTGTGTTTCAAAAAAAATGGGGATATACATTTGTTTTCTCTCCGCTCGTGTCTGATTACAAAGAATTGAAATTTGTACACATGGGAAGTAATCAAAATCTTGTAAAAAAAGCCGTGTACATGGAGGGCTTTGTAATTGGCACGACAACAGTGACGGAATATATGCGTAAAAAAGGCTATTCAGATCATTTACATTTTGAGACGTGGAAAGACAAAGATCTTGATCCGGTTTTATATTTAGACCGGTTAGGAATAGATTATAAATTTAAATAGGAGTATTACATGGCTATAAAAGAATTTTTT